GGCCTGGTAGACCGCGACCGACCACGAGTCGGTGGCGCGGCGCTCGATCTTCCACTGCTGGTAACCGTCCGCGGCCACGAAGATCACGTCGCCGGACTGGTCCCAGCGCAGCTGGTCGAGGTCGGCCTCGAGCCACGGGGTGGGCACCTCCATCGTGCCTGCGGCCTCCACGGTGCACGAGTCGACCAGCACGATGCGCTCGAGGCGCGACAGGAACTGGATCGAGAAATTGCCGGTCGGGGTGAAGGCGAGCGAGTGCTCGCCGGAGTCGAGCGTGGTCTCGCGCACGTAGCTGTCGTCGCCAGCGGCGGTGCCGACGCGGAAGATCACCGGGCCGCGCTCGATTACCACCCGCAGCGCGTGCTGCACGCCCTGGTCGCCGGCGGCCACGGTCACGGTCTGGTGGCGGTAGGCCGCCGAGGTGCCGTTGCCGGTGAGGCCCATGTACCCGCCGGTCGCCCATGCCGAGGTGGCGCCGGCCTCGTCGGCGTCGGTCCATCCGGTCAGGTCTGTCAGGAAGGTGCCGTTGGTCACGGCGCTCGAGACCGCGGCGCGCGTGATCAGCTCGTCGTCGACCCAGACCCGCATGGCCTGGTCGGTCATCTCGCAGAGCGCCTTGTCGGTGATCGAGAAGACGAAGGGGATGTACTTCGCGGCGGCGTTGCCGTTTGAGGATCCGAGGTACCCGAGCCCGGGGCGCAGCATCATGCTGCCCAGCACCCTCGGCATCCAGTTGGTCTGCTGCTGGGCGCTCATGGCGACGCGCTTGAGGTCCGCGCGCGCGAGGCCGAGGCGGGACACGATCCCGCGGTTAAACGCCAGGAATGCCGTGTTCTGGCGCGGCACTGGTTACCCCGTCAGGGAGCCGGGATTGCCTCCGTCGCCCATCGGGCCGCCAAATCCGCGGCGCCCGACGCGCGCCATCGGCCATGCGCCCGGCGGCGGGATCTTGGTGGGGTCGGCCATCGCGTCCTTGTTCTTCGCCACCTTCAGGGCCTCGCGCATGCTCTTGTTGACCGCGTCCACGCGCTCCAGGCCCCCGGGAAGCTTCCAGATGATCTTCGAGGCGAAGTACGCCTCCACGTAGTCGGTGAAGGTGTCGGTCCACTTCGAGAGGTCCATGCCGTAGTTCTCGTCGTCGGACACGTAGCTGATGTAGATGTCCTCGAGGTCGGCGAACCAGTAGCTGGCCTCGTCGCGGTACTGCAGGAGCGGCACCCTGAAGTACTCGTCCTGGCACACGGCCATCGTCGACACCCAGTCGGTGGGCTTGGCGAATCCCCAGCGGTACCCGAAGGAGGTGGTGACGTTCTGGCTGGGCGTGAAATGCGCCGACCGCTTTGCGAACTTCCACTGCGCCTGCTCGAGGCAGTAGCGCACGCCGTTGTCCTGCCAGACCCCGTCGAGCAGCCGGCGGGGTTCGCGCTCCTCGGTGAGGCTGGCGAGCGCGCGCTCGGTGCAGCGCATGAGCGCGCCGTTGTAGATCTTCAGCCGGGTGGCTGCCACGGCGCGCGCGTCCTCACGCCGGGATGGCCACGCCTGCGCGCTGCTTCAGGTGCGCGTCGAGGGCGGCCGATGCGGCGTCCTTCGTGGCGTGGCCTTCGCTGATCACCTCGCGGTCGGCCTTGCGGATCACGCTCCACTTCTTGCCGGCGCGGTGCGCGAGCTCGAAGTCCTCGGCGGTCTGCGCGATCGCGGCCGGCTTGGCGTCGGCGGTGATGGCGGCGGCCTGGGTCAGGCTCACGTCGGCGGTGGTGAAGCGGCACGGGCCGAGCACCGGGTAGACGCGCGCCCAGTTGCGCGAGGAGTCGAGCACCATCACTTCCATGTACCAGGTGCCGTCCTCGGCGCGCAGCTCGATCTGGTCCCACGCCTTCAGCTTGGCGGCGATGTTGGCGTAGAAGGTCGGCTGCACCGCGTCCTCGGGGCCGGCGCTCGAGGGCACGTCGACGCAGTAGCGGCTGCGCTTGAACTCGGCCTCGTGGATGTGGATGGGGAGCTGGACGGCGCGGGGCTTTGCTTCGGGCATGGACACCTCCTCGGGGATCGCGGATGCACCCTCGGCGGGCGCATTCGGGATCCCCGGCGCGCGTTACGGCGCGCGCCGGGTGGCCTCGATCAGTTATGTCGAGGTCATCGTGCCGCCCGTGGAGAGGGCGGCGCCGGCCGTGGTGACCGAGCCGATCGACCCCTGGAAGGTGATCACGCTCGAGCCGGCCGAGGTGTACTGCGTGCCCATGACGATGTCGCCGGGCCGCATGCCGAGGTACCAGGCGTCCGAGAAGAAGTTCGCGGAGGTCAGGTCCGTCGTCAGGTTGGTCGAGCTGTAGAGCCAGACCTGCGGCTTGTTGCCGGTGATCGCGCTCGAGCCCCGGGTGAGGGGCTGCGAGATGCACGTCGGCGGGTTGGCGACGCTGGACGCGGCCGTCGAGCCCGAGTAGGCGTAGAGCACGAGGTTGCGCTCGGCATACGCCTTGAAGGGTTCGGCGATCGCACGGGCGACCGCGGAAAGCGCGGCCATTGCGAGGGCGAGGATGCGTTTCATGGTTGCTGTTCTCCTTGTCGGGGCGCGGCGGTTAGGCGTAGGCCGAGCCGTCGTGGGTGATCACGACGATGCCGGTGTTCTGCAGGGACTTCGCGCCCATGTACATCGAGGCGCGGGCCCACGAGTACGCCTGCTCCTCGTTGTAGCCCACCGGGGTTTCCATGCCGGCCGTGTTGGCGGCGTGGCCGATCGCGCTCTTGTGGTACAGGAACGACTTCTCGGCCGTGGTGCCCTTGCCCGGGAGGTTCGGGTGCTCGACCACCAGGCAGTTCCTCCAGCGGTACGCCTGGGGCTTGTCGCGCCAGCTCGGGTTCGTGGCGCCGGCGTAGGGCCGGATGTCCACGTACTGGGCGTTGGCGAACTCGGGCGCCTGCTCGAGGTAGGCGAGGAACGACGGCTGGCACAGCAGGGTGATGTAGCTGTCCCACGGCACCGACGCGTTCGAGAGCTTCACGCGGCCGTTCTGGAAGAGCGAGACGTTCGGGACGGTGCCGGTGCCGCCGATCGTGACCGTGCCGGTCGCCAGTTCGGTGACGATCTGGCTGTCGATCTTGCGGTTGAGCACCGCCATCGTGGTCATCTGCATCATCTCGCGCTGGTTGCCCTGGCTGGCGAAGACGTTGAAGCCCGTCTTGCGCACCAGGTCATGCCACTCGGAGAGGGTCGCAGTGTTCTGCGTTTCGTCGTCGGCGCGCGCCGGGATGAGGCCGTTCACGCCTCGGCTGACCGCCTCGGCACCGCCGGAGCCGGCCACGAGGAAGACGGCCGAGTTGCCCTTGATCACCGCTTCGGTCGTGACCGTGTCGCGCAGCAGCGACTGCTTCTGCTCGAACGACGCGATGAACTCCTGGCGGTACTGGGTCTGGAAGGCGGTGTCCAGCGTCAGCACGAGGTGCCGCTCGGCGTAACGCTTGAGCGGGTAGAGCAGGGCGGCGAGGATCGCGGCGACGAGCACGCGTGCCTGCCAGAGGATGTTGGAGCGTTTCATGGCCTTGGGCCTCCTATGCGGTTGTCGTCGTGACCGTCGCACGGGGTGACCGTCTTGCCGCCTTCGCCGGGGTGTCCGCTGGTGCGGGGCCGGTGCTGGGGAGGCCGCCGGGGCCGAGCTACCTGGTTCTGGGTATGCTCACCGGCGGGGCTCCGTGGGAGGGTGACCGCCAGATGCGGCGCATCCTACCCCCTCCCGAAGCGGCGCACAAGAGGCGCCGCCCGGGGTGCTGCAGGGCTAGGCCGCCCTCGCCTTCGCCTTGTCGCGCGCGGCGTAGAGGTCGCGCAGGCGCTGCTGCTTGCGGTCGTCCGCGTTGTACGCCTTGCGGTCGGTGCGCATCAGGGTCTCGATCTGGCTGATCTCGTCCTCGATCGTGTTCAACTGGGTGGCGCCGGCGCCCGGGGCGACCGTGCCGGCCGGGTTCACCTCGCGCGCGAGCGCGGCGAACCACCGCAGCACGTTCGGGTCCGAGGCGAGGCCCTTGCCGTCCTCGAGCCGGTGGCCGATCAGCTTTTCCTTCACGCCCGCCGGGGCGAGGTCGAGGAGCGAGTAGATGCTGTTCACGTTCGCCCGGTAGTCGCCCCCCCACTCGGCCGAGAGCTCGTCGCGGGCCTTCAGCGCGTCGGCCTTGTCGCGCTGCGCCACGGCCTCGGCGACGCGTTCCTGCTCGGCGTAGTACCAGTCCACCACCGCCGACGCCTGGGCGCTGTTCAGGTTACGCCGTGGGCCGTGGCGAGGAAGCCGTCGACCACGGGCTTGTCCTCCTTCGGCACGGTGAAGCCGTCGCGCAGGGTGAGCTCGTACCCATCGGGCTTCTCGGGGATGCCGGCCGCGGCGCGGTAGGCGGCGAGCTCCTCGGGGGTGGCGTCTTTCTTCGGCATGGCGCGCAGCTCGCCCGTGCTGATCTTGAGCTGCAGGGCCGAGAGCGCCTCGAGCGCGGCCTCGGGGCTGGCGTACCGCTGCAGGCGCGCGAGGGCCTTCTGGTCGGCCTTCGAGACGCGTTCGCGCCAGTCGTCTGGCCATGCGCCCTTCGGCGGCTCGGCGGTGTCGCCCGTGGCAGCGGCGGGCGCGGCGGCCGTGCTCGTCGTCGTGCTGGCCGGTGCGGCGGCGCTGCTGCCCTGCGTGGCGGCCGGAGCGGCGCCGCCGGTGCTGGCCTGGGTGGCGGCGGCCGGTGCGGCCGCGGGGGCTGCTGCGGGCGCTGCGGGCGTGGTGCCGGCGCTGGGGGTGGTGCTCGATTGCGGGTCGGGCATGGTGCTCCTCCTCTCCTACGGGTTGATCAGGTACGGCCGGGCTCGTGCGGGTCCGCTTGGGGCTCGGTGCGCGGGATCCGTGCAAGGTTCAGCTTCGAGAGCTTCACGATCTGCTGGCCGACGAAGGCGCGGCCCAGCGCGAAGTCGGTGTCTCGCCGGCCGTCCTCGGCGCCGGGGCGGAACGCCATGTCGTAGGTCGCGGCGGCCTGCTCGATCACCCAGCGCATGGCGCGGCGCTGCTGCTCGGGGCTGGCGGTGCCGGCGATCACGGCCTGCACGGCGTTGACGTCGGCCAGCTCGTAGGCGGCCGGCAACCACGGCGCGCGCTCGAGGAGCGTCTGGCGGGTGGGCTTTCGAGGCGCGTGGGTGGCGGGGGCTTCGCCGAGGATGGACGGGCGGTTCGCCATGCGTTACGCGGGCATCTCGGCGGCCGCCATGTCCTTCCTTGCGGCGCCCAGGTTGGCGGCTACCTCGGACCCCTGCTGCATCGCGGCGAGCATGGTGGCCGACTGCTTGGCGGCCTCCTGGGCGTCGATCACCTGCTGCGCGGTGGTCTCGGAGCGGATCCACTTCGCCGGCACCCCCACCCCGGCCAGCACATCGCGGAGGGCCGTAACCGCATCCGGGATGGCGGCCGCGTTCTGGTCGAGCGCGATCGCCTCGGCGATGTAGGACTTCGCCTCGAGGAACTTGGCGCCCTTCTGGGCCTCGATCGCGTCGTGCAGCGGGCTCTCGAAGCGGAACCGGATGTCGCGCCCCTGCAGCTTCTTCGGGATGTTGAAGGGGCTGCCGAATGCGCCGGCGCGGAACAGCACCTCGAAGGTCAGGTCGCACATCGCGCCGTTGTACTCGATCTCCATCGGTTCGAAGAGCGGGAGCGCGCCGCGGATGTACTCCTGCACGCGCTGGCCTACCTCGTATGCGGTCATCTCCGGGGTGCGCTGGGGCAGGGTGAGCTTGTTCAGGAAGAAGGCCTCGACCAGCATGGCGCGGCAGTCGCGCTGCATCTCGGCCGAGAGGGGCATGCCGCGCGCGTCCTGGGTGAGCGGGCGCAGCGCGTCGCCCAGGCGCTCGTCGTAGTCGCGGTCGACCCACGTGATGCCGCCGGCGTAGAGCCCGACGTCGGAGCGCACCACGTCCTGGGTGGCGACGATCGGCGGGTTCACGATCTTCTCGCCGGCCTCGAGCAGGGTGTAGGTCATGGCCTGCAGCAGGCGCCCGTCCGGCAGCGCGGCGACGGTGGCCGGGCTGTAGGCGTACTGGCTTCCGCTCACGGTCTGCCAGCGCGGCACGAAGTACTCGCGGTTCCACGTCGGCACGGCCTCGATCACGTGGTCGTTGGCGATGTCGTAGTAGACGCTGAAGAAGGGCTTGCCGTTCGCCTTCTCGTCATAGAGGTAGGCGGGCACCACGGCGTGGTAGACGTCGAACTCGTCGAAGGGCTTGGCCTGCTCGAGGCGCTCGATCACGTGCCGGTGCAGGCGCGCGCGTCCGAAGGTGCGCTCGAGGTCGATCGCCTTCGCGCGCCACTTGCGGGCGAAGATCCCGAGCTCTCCGGACTCGTCCTCCTGCCAGGCGCAGTCGCGCAGGTGCCAGCACCGGAACAGGAGCGCGTCGCGGTTCTTGTTCAGGCGCACGCTGAGTACGCCCTGTCCGAAGGTGGCGTAGTCGTGGTCGCCCTCCTTCGCCGCGCGCGTGAAGCGCGTCACGCGGTCGTACATCGCGCGCCGCTGCAGGGTGGTCGCCCACTCGAGCCACGCCCTCGCCTCGTTGTCGATGCGCGTGTCGTCCTGCACGGTCATGTGGAACCACTGCTTGGCGGTCGGGCGCAGCATCGTGCTGATCGAGTCGCCCAGGTTGCGGCGGCAGATAAGCGGGTAGCTGGTCATCAGGTTCTCGGCGAAGGTGTCGCCGATCGTGCGCCGGAGCGTGAAGTCCGCGCGCTCGGGGTAGAAGTTCTCGGCCATCTCCTGCCAGAGCAGCAGCAGGTTGGAGCGGTTGGCGAACAGGTGGTCGCACTGCTCCCGGAGCTGCTTGGGCGTCATGGCGGGCTCCCGCGGTTAGCCGAGGGTGGCGTCGGCGGTGAGGCCGGGGTCCGAGAGGATCGTGCTCGCGCGGCCGCGGCGGCGCTGCATGGCGACGATCGAGGCGCGTTGCGCCTGGCGCTGGGCCACGCTTCTCGGGGTAGTGCTGCCCTCGGCGGGCGGCGTTTCCATCGGCGTCACCGGCTGCACGACCGGGGCGTCGATCTTGATCTCGGTGGGGGCCGGTACCGCGGCGGCGACCTGCGTGGGCGCCTGTGCCGGGGATTCGTCGCCCAGCAGGCTCGTCACGACCTTGCCGGCGATCGACCCGAGGATGGAGGTTCCGATGGTTTCGAAGGACATGGCGCTATCTCCTGTTCGCGTGGTGTCTGCCGACCACCACCTTCGGCTGCTGCCCGTACATCCTCCTCGAGCTGGCCTGCTCCTCGGCCCAGTTTAGCGCATGCGTGATCTGCTTGGGACCCGCCCACCACGCCATGACCACGGCGTCGGCCTCGTTCGGGCTGAATCCAAGGCGCTCGACCACGCCCTTCTTGCCCCCCTGCCGGGCGCTCTTGGGCTCGACGGCGATGCCGCGCGGGGTCACGGTGTAGGTCGGCGCCGAGAGCCCGGCCAGGAGGCGCGTGTCGGCCGGCAGCGCGATCGGGCTCCCGCCGGGCTGGCCTGGATCCAGCGCCTCGCGGAAGGCCCAGTAGGCGGCGCTGCGCACGTTGGTGAAGCCGAGCTTGCCGTCCCGGGTCCTGCGGGTGGTGCCCTCGGCGCCCTTGTACGCCTCGGCCTCGATCTCGTTGGCGGCGAGGTGCTCGTAGAGCGGGCCGCCGTATCCCCCGCCCATGTCCACCACGATCAGCGCCTTGTCGCGCCGGTTGGCGAGCACGAGGCCAGCGGCGAAGCTGCCGGCCCGGTCCTGGGGGATGCTCTTGGCCGGGTCCTTCACGAGCGCGGCGAACCAGCCGTCGTGCCGGATGGCCTGCACCATGTCGTCGGTGCCGCCGCCAGAGCAGTCCACGCCGATCGCGCACATCGGGATCCCGTGCGGCGGGCTGTCGCGCCAGCGGCGCTGCGCGGCGCGGATCCACTCCGTGGGGATCACCTGGTTTGCGGCGTCCTTCAGGCCCTTCTTCCAGTCGCCGTACAGGAGCTGGCTGCGCAGGGGCTCTGGCAGGTTCTGCAGAGTGGCGCGGTACTCCGGGGTGTTGCGGTACGGGTTGTCCTCGAGGCTGGCCGGGATGAAGGTGCGCGACTCGGCGGTGTATTCCTCGCCCTCGATCTCGTAGGTTCCCGGGCCGTCGACCCAGACGGTCTGGCCGGTGCCGTCGTCCTTCGTGATGTAGACCGCCCAGCGCAGGCTGCCGGGCTCGGTCGGGTAGAGCGGGTGCTTGTCGTCCAGCCACGGGGCGAACCACTCGAGCAGCCACAGGCCCTCGGCGGTGCGCGGCGGGTTGGAGGCGATCACGGTTCGCCGGCGCTTGCCCGGCGCGGCGCGCAGCCACGCGCGGATGCTGGCGACCTGCTTCTCGAGGAACTCGCCCCCCTCGTCGAAGCCCACGTAGTCGCGTTCGCGGCCGGCGTGCGCGATCCACGAGTCCTCGTCCTTCATGCCGCCGATCTTCAGGTTCTTCCCCGAGGGCCACGTCCACTCGAGGTCGGTGCCGTTGAAGCCGGCGTTGTCGGCGATGATCTGCTTGCCGTCCTTCTCGAGGCCGTCAGCCTGCGAGAGTTCGCGCCGGAAAATGATGCCGTTGTCGGCGTCGTTCACGCCGATGCCCAGCAGCAGCTGGGACTTCCCGCCCCCGGCCTGGCCGCCGTAGAGCAGGATGTCGGCCTGCGAGAGGTACGCCTCGGTCTGGACCCCGGGGTTGGGGATCCAGATGCGGCTGCCGATGGCGGCCTCGACGTCCTGCGCGATCTGGCTTCTCGCGCCCTCCGGTACCGCCTGGAGGCGCGCGAGGATCTCGTCGAGGGTTCCGGCCATGCGCGGCTACTGGCTGCCGGCGGTGCTCCCGAGCTTGGCGGGCTCGGCCTCTTGGCTGGGGGTGGCGGCGCCCGGGATGCGCGGGGTGTCGGGCTTGAAGATCTCGGCGTATGCCGGGGCCTTCGCCACGCCCTCGTGCAGCCAGGTGTGCCAGTGGTAGTCGAGGTCGTCGAGCGCGCCCTTCAGGAACATCAGCTGGTCGCGGGCGTTCTGCTGCATGGCCTCGGCC